AAAGAAGTTTACAATCAACTTTCTACTTTTTATTCTTCGCGACTGAATCAAATTTCTAATTTGAATTCGGTCATTCCTATCTATTCCCATTTGAATACACTTCAACGGATTGGTCAATCATTAGATATTGCATCGTTGGTCAAGAAGAAAGATGATTTCGATCAGAAATATTTAACTACATATCATAATACCATTCCTTACGTCTTTTCTAAAATAGAATCTGAGGGATTGTTTGTTGACCACGATGCCTTTTTGAATTCGTTTGGAGTGGAGAGACGTAAGTTAATTAATGATGATAAGGTTTTAACTAACTATAATCATTACACCACCACAGGCAGACCCAGTAACGCACATGGTGGAATCAATTATGCTGCTCTCAATAAGGCTGACAACTCTAGAACCTCGTTTGTTTCTAGACATGAGAATGGTAAATTAGTAAACATGGATTTTAAAAGTTATCATTTATTTTTAATTGAAAAATATATTGGTATAACACTTCCAGAAGATCCACATAGAACATTGGGTCAAGAATATTTTAAAACAACAGAACTAACACCAGAACAATATAATGAATCAAAAGTAATAACTTTTAGAAATCTTTATGGATATCAGTTTGAAGATATTGTAAAAGACATACCGTTGTTTGATAAAGTTGATAGATTCCAAGATAAATTGTGGTCGAAGTATCAGAGTACGGGTATGTTGATTACAGAGTTTGGCAAAAAGATTGTGGTAGAAAACGCTACACGAAATAAAGTATTTAATTATTTTGTTCAGTCGGCAGAGGCTGAAACAAATATTAAATACTTGTACAATCTTATAAAACAAGATATGGTTCCGATTCTCTATACTTATGATTCAATGCTTTTTGATGTAGAGGAAGCTAAAATTGATAATTTAATTAATGTTTTACAGAAAACATTAAAACATCCGTTTTCAGTTTCTATTGGTGACAACCTGAAAAATATGAAATTTGAGCATTTCTAAACCTATTTATAGACAATTCCAACAGAGGGATTGTCATGGAGACACAGTTACTTTGTACATTTTGTACATCAGATGAGTTGGTTGATACTTGTCAAAATATCTCAGAAAAATATCAAGTAGTTTCAAATAAAATTTTTATTTTAGAAAATACGAAAGAAACAGCGGACATTTATTCTGATGATGAACAACAGTTAATTTTAACATATAATGTTACAAATGTTGATTTAAGTGATGTTTTGAATTCTACAATATCTGTTCATCGCAAAAAACAAACCAATACCATTTATACAATCAATGCTCTTAATAAATTAATCATGGAAAAGAATAATGGAATCTTAGATAAAAGATTTAGAGTTGATTGGGAAGAATTAGAGAATATGGTTTTGGTCACCGCTTATGGCAAATTGAAAAGAATATCAACACAAGTAAAACAAATTTTAAGATTAGACGATAACCCGTAATAAATAAACGATGAATTAGATGCTTTTAAACTACAAATACTTAATAATAAATAAACTTTAAACCACCCCTTGACAACCACTACTAAACCTGTTACATTATGTAGTGTTAAATTATAAACCCTAAACCATAAGGAGAAAATTATGGCTCTTGATATTAACGCACTTCGTGCCAAGTTAAACACTTTTCAGGGACAAACTAAACGGTCATCCGCTTTTTGGAGGCCGGCAGAAGGCAAGTCTCAAGTAAGGATTGTTCCGTTAACGGCCAGTCCCGAAAACCCTTTCATTGAACTCTATTTCCATTATCTTGGAAACCGGAGTCACCTAAGCCCAATTTCCAACGGCAATCCCGATCCGATTGCAGAGTTCGCTGAGAACCTTCGTGCTGAAGGAACTCGCGAGGCTTATCAACAGGCACGTGCCTTTATGCCCAAACTTCGTACCTTCGCTCCAGTAGTGGTTCGTGGTGAAGAAGACATGGGTGTACGTTTTTACTCGTTTGGTAAGACTGTGTATCAAGCACTTCTTACTTATATTAACGATCCCGATTATGGTGATATTACTCATATCGAAACAGGACGGGACATCGTAGTGGATTATACTCCACAGGACAAGAGTGATACGAACTTCGCGAAGACTTCGATTTTGGTGAAGCCGAATCAGACGCCAGTTTCAGAGGATGCTTCCTTGGTTGACCGTTGGACAACCAATCAGCCAAATCTTACTACTCTTTTTAAGGAACCTTCCTATGAAGAGTTGTCTGTTGTTCTAAAACGTTATCTTGATCCTAATTCTGCTGATGAAGATACTGGTGTAACTGATTCTTCGGTCGCACCTACTACAGCACAGGCTCCATCTAGTGCTGGCGATACGGTTAAGTCAGCAGTAGATGAGTTTGAGTCCCTGTTTGCAGAATAAGGAGCTAACTTATGGCCGTCAAAAAGAAAATAAAGACGCCAGATCGTGATGAGATGGCGCAAATTATTGCTGATAGTTTAAATTCTTTGATGTCTGATGAAGATCAAGTTGCATTTTTCTTAGACGGCGAGGACGAGACTCCAATTGATTTAAATGATTGGGTATCCACAGGAGCCACCATGCTTGATTTGGCGATTTCAAATCGTCCGCATGGTGGTTTGCCTGTGGGTAGGATAGTAGAAATTACAGGACTAGAACAGTCAGGTAAGAGTCTATTAGCCGCACACGTTATAGCTAATACTCAAAAGAAAGGCGGTATTGGAGTTATCATTGATACTGAATCTTCTGTACATGATGATTTCTATCGTGCTATCGGTCTTGATATGACTAAGTTGGTTTATGTTCATGCTGAATCAATAGAAGATATCTTTGATATGATTACCAATATCATTGAGAAGGTCAGAAAAACAGAGAAGGATAAGCTTGTTACTATTGTAGTAGATTCCGTTTCCGCTGCTTCGACTAAGAGTGAAATAGAATCTAATTTTACTAAGGATGGCTATGCAACTGATAAGGCAATCATTCTAAGTAAGGCTATGAGAAAAGTTACGAATATGTTAGCCAAGCAACGTGTTCTATTAATCTTCACCAATCAGTTGAGACAGAAGATGAATGCAATGCCTTTCGCAGATCAGTATACTACGTCTGGGGGAATGGCACTTCGATTCCATTCCTCAGTTCGGCTGAGGTTAAAGATGGTTTCAAAGATAAAAAATTCTTCAAATGATGTTATTGGCGTATCTGTCAAAGCGGTTGTAGTGAAGAATCGTTGTGGTCCTCCACTTCGTGAAGCTGCATTTGATATTTACTTTAATCGTGGTATTGACGATTATTCTGCTTGGTTAAAAGTTATGAAGGAAAAGAAACTGATTAAACAGGCTGGTGCTTGGTACAAATTTATTGATGAAGCTGGAGAGGAACATAAATTCCAATCCAAAGATTTTGTAGAGTTTCTAGAAGCAGATCCAGATCGCAAGAGTAAAATCTATGATGATATTTGTGAACATGTAATTATGGCGTATCGTTCAACAGATAAGAAACCAATTTTCGAGGATGCAGAGGAATGACACAAGATCTTTTAGAAGTTTTTCAATCAATGGATTTTTCTAACAAGGACGAAGGCACTACTCTTAATGATCGGGTTCTCATTATAGATGGAATGAATACGTTCATTAGAGCTTTTGCTGCAATTCCAACTATGGATGAAAATGGAAATCATATTGGAGGAGTGACAGGATTTTTAAAGTCAGTTGGTTATGTAATTCGTAAGTTTAAGCCTAGTCGGGTTTATGTTATATTTGATGGGAAGGGTGGTTCTAAACGCCGAAGAGAGATTTATCCCGATTATAAGGCAGGTAGAAAACCTTTAACTAGGCTCAATCGAACTTATGATATGACCACCGAACAAGACGAACAAGACTTGATGAGATATGAATTGGTGATTGTTGCAAAGGCTTTGATGAAATTGCCCATTACAACGATTACTCTTGACCACGTTGAAGCAGATGACATCATTAGTTATATTGCTCAACATGTGGTAGAGAATGGTGGAGAGAGTATTATTTATTCTACCGATAAAGATTTTCTTCAATTGGTCGGCGACGGTATTAAAGTCTGGAATCCGGTCAAAAAGAAAACATATATTCCAGAAACAGTACTTGAAGATTATACTATACACCCTAATAACTTTCTTTTGTATAGAGCCTTAACCGGCGACATAAGTGATAATCTCCCAGGCATAAAAGGATTGGGAATGAAAACTCTATTAAAGTTTATGCCTGGGTTTGCTACTGAAGAAAAACTTGATTTGGATGATGTCATCACTATTGCTGAATCTTCAAAGTCAAAAGTTATGTCAAAGATCGTGGATCAAAAAGAAACTATTCAGAGAAATTTAATTATGATGTCTTTGTTATCTGTTATGATGAGTGACAATAATAAACTGAAAGTTTTAAATAAAATAAACAAACCCCAACTCTTTTTAAAGAAGTATGACTTGACAAAGTTGCTAATAGAGACTAGTATACTACCAGCGATGCAAAACTATGATAGTTGGGTGGTTTCCACGTTTAACTCGTTGACGAGGTTTGATGGTTGATTTTAACAAGAATGTAGATACGATTACGCAGTTCGGTCCAGCGTTTCAATCTAAGGTTATTGCTTCACTGATCCTCAATGGATCTTTCTTGGGACAATCAATTGATGTTTTGAATCCAAACTTTTTTGAAAGTCAAGCTTCGAAATGGGTTGTCAATAAAATTATTCAATATTATTCGGAGTATAAGAAAAACCCAACAATGGAGTTTTTCAGAGTTGAAATGACTACTCTGGAGACAAAGAGTAATTTAAAGGTAGAGGTTATTGATCAGTTAAAAAATAGTCATACTCATTTTACAGATCAAGATCTTGAATATGTTCAAAACAGATTTTTAGAATTTGCTAAGAACCAAACTCTTAAACATGCTATTCTTCATTCTGCTGAACTGTTGCAAAGAGGTCAGTATGATGATATTAAATCTTTAATTGATAATGCATTAAAGGCAGGAACCCAAAAAGATGTTGGACTTGTGTGGGCAGAAGACTTTGATACTAGATATCTTGAGTCCGCAAGAAACACCATGCCTACGGGGTGGACCCCCATAGATGAACATCTAGACGGGGGGCTGGGTCCGGGGGAACTAGGCGTCATTGCAGCCCCCTCAGGCATCGGTAAATCGTGGGCCCTAACTAACTTAGGTGCCACCGCGCTTAAGTTGGGTAAGAATGTTCTCCATTATAGTTTTGAGTTAAATGAAAACTATCAAGGTATCCGTTATGATACTGTGTTTTCACAAATTGAACCTTCTAAATTAAAAAATCATTTAGATGTAGTCAAGGATATTGTTGATAAAATAGAAGGAAATTTAATCATTAAATATTACCCCGGAAGATCGGCCAGTGCTAATACTTTGACGGCTCATATTGATTATCTTAGTATGCAAGGGTTCGTTCCAGATTTGATTGTTGTTGATTATGCTGATTTAATGAGAACGCCTACGAAATCGAATGCGCGTTACGAAGAGTTGGGGTATATTTATGAAGAACTAAGATCAATGTCAGCTGAATTACAAGTTCCAATTTGGACCGCAAGTCAGACGCAACGGTCCAGCATTCATGACGAAATAATTGAGGCTGATAAGATTGCAGAAAGTTACAATAAGGTTAAAACAGCAGATGTTTTGCTTTCGCTAAGCCGTAAAACCGACGATAAGATTAACAATACGGGACGAGCCCATCTTATAAAAAATAGGTTCGGCCCGGACGGTGTTACATTTCCGGTTCGCATGGATACCGCAAAAGGTATCGTAAAAATATATGACCCAAATTCTCCAGAGGGTGATAAACTTAAAGAGACAATGGCCAGCGGTGAAGCAAACATGAGAAAGTTTTTAGCCGATAAGTTGGAAGGTTTTCAATCAAATGGAAACTAGTAGTCTTTTTAAAAATACTATAAACGTTAACCCTATGGAGAATTATTATGGATCTGGCCGCTTCTATCTTATCTGATATCACGGTTTACATGAAATATGCTAAATTTATAAAAGCTTGGAACAGACGAGAAAACTGGAATGAAATTGTTGATAGAAACAAAATGATGCA